ATGTTTGGTGGTGGTGCACAATCACAACAAGGTGGATCTGGTGGTGGTATATTTGATACCATTGGCAATATCTTTGGCGGCATAAAAGATTCTGTTGGCAACGTATTCTCTGGAATTGGCAATGCAGTAAGCGGAGCGGTTAGTTCAATTGGTGGACTAATATCAGGTGGAGGCTTTGGTGGAGGTGGCGGAGGCTTCTTTGATGGCATAAGCGATTTATTCTCTGGCTTTTTTGCCAATGGTGGAAACATACCATCAGGTAGATTTGGCGTTGTAGGTGAACGTGGACCAGAATTTGTAGGAGGTCCTGCCTCAGTGACACCAATGGGAGGCAGCACCAATGTGTACTACACAATCAATGCTGTGGACACAAGAAGTTTCCAACAGATGTTGGCCAGTGATCCAAGTTTAATTTATGCTCTAACACAACAAGGTGCCAAGAGCGTTGGAGGAATGCGATGAGTTTTCAATGGATTGTAGATATTGCTGAATCAATCAGCCTGGATAAAAAGCAAATTGTTGCTTCAACTACCACACGTGGTGGTATTGTCAGAGTGGCCACACGTGGAGTGGCTCCTGTGAGAATCACAGTGCGAGTACCAGATGGTCCACGTTGGAGTGATCTCAAAACCAACATTGCCGCTGCCACTGCACTGGACAAGTATCAGACAGCAGTGATAACCATTCCATATGCACTGTTTCCTTGGTATTATGGCAATGTAAATCCTGGCACAAATGAAAGTTACACTGTGCTGTGTGTGGATTTTCCTGAATGGACTATCTTTAGTCCCAATCAAGTGTCATGGTCTGGACCTTTTGTGTTCCAGGAGTACGTGGCATGAGCGTGGATTTATCTGGCTACAGGGTAATACTTCCTGCACTGTTTGTAAAAATTACAAGCCCTGGAACCACGTATCTGCTCAGTGACTACAGAACAAACTACACTCTGAATGGCTTGACCTACACCACACTGGGACGCTTGTTAGGCGTGACCAGCAGTGCCAGTGAAGTGCGTATCACTGACAGTGAAGTTTCAGTCACTATCTCTGGTGTGCCTGCTGGCTCTGTCACAGGCGTATTGAACACGCAATTCAAAGGCAGTCCAATAGAAATACAACGTGCATTCTTCAATCCCGCAGGAACATTGTTGCCAGTGGCGGGTAATCCTGCCATCAAGTTCAAAGGCCTAATTGCCAATTATGGTCTCACAGAAGAATACGATGTGGCTGCCAGAACCAGTACATTCAGTGTCACACTGGTTTGTCAAAGTGTTGTAAGTGTGCTGAAAAACAAAGTGGGTGGCCGTAGAACCAATCCCTATGATGAACTCAAATGGTATCCTGCGGATTTAGGATTAACTCGTGTTCCTACTGTTGTGAATAGTAATTTTCAGTTTGGTGCACCACCAACACCCAAAGGTTAAGGAGATGTTATGAGTTGGATAGATGACGTAGTAGATTTTGGTAAAAGTGCAATTGGTGCAGTGGGCGGCTTCCTGGGTGGAGGTGGCGGACTGGGTGGTAATATATTAAAAACAGTGCTGACAGGCATGGCCTTGAACAAGGTCACCAAGTCTGTGACCAAAAGCAATGATGCCACGTCAAATGCCAAGGCCACAGCCGCAATTATGCCTGTGGACACAGGTGTAAGGATACAGACCAGTGCCAACACAGAGGCCAAGATACCTGTGCTGTATGGCAGAGCCAACTTTGGCGGCAGTTTGATTGATGCACGTATGACTGCTGATAATAAAATTATGTATTATGTGTATGCCCTGTGTGAAAACACAGGCACAGTGCTGAGCACAGGTGTTGCCAGCGTGATCAGTTTGAAAAATGTTTACTGGAGTGGTCAACGAATTGTGTTCAAAGGCGATGGTATCACTGCTGACTACATGACAGATCGCGATGGCAAGGTTGATAAGAGTATCAGAGATCTGGTGCAGGTCTACTGCTACAAAAAAGGATCTGCCACACAGATATTTGCAACAGGATTCAGTGGCAGTTCTACTCCTGCTTACAACATTGTGCCCAATTGGAACAGCAATTGGACTTTGGATAACATGGCATTTGTTGTGATCAAAATTACCTATTCAAAAGAAAAAGGCGTTCAAGGTGTTGGCAATATGACGTTTGATTTAGAAAACTCAATGACCATGCCAGGTGATGTTTTGTACGATATGATGACCAACACCATGTACGGTGCAGGCATAGCACCAGCAGATATAAAGGCAGGATAACATGGACAGTTTAGAACAATTAAATGCATTTGCAGGCACAGGAGTTGAGTATCAAGATCAACGCGACTATACTATAACTTTTTCGCCAACAACTGCTGTGAATCAATCCGTGGCTATAATTGAAAGTGATCAATTTGTCAGTCCTGTGGGCACAAACATAACAGAAATGTTCAGCACACCTGGAGCAATGTTCTACACAATTGATTTGTCATCTGTGCCATTGCCTGTGCTTTTTACTTGGCCTAGTACTCCAGTTGGCGTCAGTGCTTCAATTATTTCCAACAAAGTATATCGTATGTCTGGAGCAATCAATGAATCTACCTGGGACGCAATTAAAAATCCTTTGATTCAGATCTACGATCAAGGATCTAACTTTAGTTACACTGCTAGTATTTCTTATTTGAATCCTGCCAACACAGCAGAACGAATTGAAAAGTCCTGGACAGTTTCAGTCACTGTGACCAATTCATTGGAAATAACCACACCTGGATCATATATCTACATAAGAAATTTTGCAGGTGTGATTGACAATGAACCTCAGATTGTAGATACCACACCTGATGCAACATACAGTTTGACAGTGACACCCAGTAGCACATTGTTTGTCAGTACAATGAGTTCTGCAGGTGTGCTGGGTGGTACTTCGTCGTTCAATGGTATTAGCAAAGTGTTGACACTGACAGGATCCAAATTGGCAATCAATAGCCATTTGAGTAGTATTACATTTACGCCAGCAACAAATCAACTAGGAACATTTACACTTGATTACACTTTGATCAGTAATGTTTCTGGACTTTCTACCACAGTGACACAGCCAATGATTGGCAATGCCAATGGTTATAGAATTGATACAGGAACATTCTTAGAAGATACACCATTTAATTTAGGTGCCAGTATCATTGATGGCAGTGCTACTGCCTCATCATTCACATTTGGAATTGCACAAAGTGTTCCTAGTACATTTGTTAATCCAGGCTATTTCACTGTGAATGGCAGCAATGTTGGAACTAGTTGGAACATTACCAGCACCAAAAACACAATCAATGCTGCCAATGTTGTGTACACCCCACCCTTGGACTATCAAGCAGATTTGGTATTTTTAGTATCACTTAGTAAGATAGACAACGGCAATGCAGTTGTGATGTCTACCAATGATCCAGTTACAATTTACAATGCAGGCACCAATCCTGAAATATCAAACATGGTGGCAAGAACATATTTGAGTTATCAGACCAACAGTATTTTTTCTAGTCAAACACCTGTTATCAATGATGGTACAGACATTGGACAGACCTACACCATCACACTGGCCAGCACAGTGGGAAATTTTGGCAACACATTTGAATCTGCCATTGCCAGCAACACTTACAGTTTCACAGGCAACATGTCTGCGGTGAATTCACAATTTTCAAACATGCTGTTTGTACCTTTGCCAGGCCCTGCTCAGAATGGCACGTTTACATACACACAACAACGTGGCAATGTCAATCAAGTCAACACCACACTGACAATGACAGGGCAAACAGGCGGTGCAATTACTCCACAAACCACAACCATAACCACTTCCAGTACCTATACTTTTAATTCAACTGTGGCCTACTATGGCACCATAACAATTTTGTCTGTGGCAGGTGGTGGTGCAGGCACCAGTACAATTGCAGGTGGTGGTGGCCAGGCCAGATTAATAAATGCCAGTCGCGGCACTGCAGATGCTATTCAGCCTGGCACATACAATGTGACCATTGGCACAGGTGGCAGCAACGTAGTCAGTGCTAATATAACAGGCAATGATTCATATATGATTCTGCAATCAACCGCAACCAAACTTGCTTGGAGTCAAGGTGGTAATCCTCTAGGAGGCACAGGTATTTCTACGCCAGGCTACAGTTTTGCCACAAGTGATATTCCAGGAGATGGTGAAGCAGGTGTTAAATATACCTCAGGTGACAGTTATCTAGGTATACTGCATGCAGGTGCAGGTGGCACGGGCCGCAATCAGGATGACACTGCCTGGGCTCAAGGCGGCAATGCTAATCCAAGTGGTACTCCTTGGATTACAGGTGCAGGCGGTGGTGGATTGATTTCAAACATAACAGGTGCAAACATTCAGTACGGTGCAGGAGCCGCAGGTGGCTACACTCTGACAGCAGGAGATCCTGCTGTGTCTGTGGCAACCAGCAATGGCGGAGGTTGGGGTACAACATTGCCTATTTCAAATCGTGGCGGTGGTGGTACCAGCAGAAGACAACGCACAGGTGCTGGTGGAACCAATTCAAATCCTCAAGCAGGTGCCGCTGGCGTAATCATTATTAAGATTAGTTAAGGAACAACAATGGCAACTTCAGTTTTACCATATAGATACAAAATCAACGGCTTGATTGACACCAGCAAGACTGTGATGCAAAATCTGGAGTTGATTGCCAATTCCAGTGCTACCTGGATTACCTATGATGTAATGGATGGCAAATGGTCTGTGGTGATCAATCGTGCAGGTGATCCTGTGCATGACTTTGATGACACCAACATCATTGGCGGTATCAATCTCAGCGGAACAGGCCTGGCTGATTTTTACAATTCAGTTGAAGTTAAATTTCCACACAGAGATCTAGCAGATCAAATGGATTTTATCAAAATTGAAATACCAGCAGAAGACCGCAATGTGAACGAACCAGACAACTGTTTGACCATAGACCTGCCTGTGATGAATGAACCTATTCAGGCACAGATTGTGGGCCTGATTGAACTCAAGCAGAGTCGCTTGGATAAGATTATCACTTTCAGAACTGACTATTCCAAAATTAATTTGCAAGCAGGACAAATTGTCACAGTGACCAACTCAGTGTATGGCTTTACCAACAAAGAGTTCAGAATCATACGCATGGAGGAAGCAGATGCAGATGGCACCATTGTGATTGATATCACTGCACTGGAATACAGTGATAGTGTTTACGACCTGTCTGATCTGTATCGCTACACAAGAACCAATGCAGATGGCTTGATCACACAGGGCATGATTGGCAAGCCAGGAACTCCTGTGATTACCAAATTTGAAGATGATCCCAATCCCAGAATTGAAATTGCCAGCAGAGTACCAGATGGCACTGATCCAACCAACCTGGCAGGTATTGTTGAAGGTATGGAATTTTGGTCATCTATTGACAACTCTGAGTTTACCTTGTTGGGCACGTTGACGCCGTTTGGTACAGATGTGTTTGAGGCAAATGAAATAGTGACCTTTACCTACAACAATGCGGAGGAAGGTAATCTCTATGTGAAAACACGTTGTATCAATTCCACCACCAGCAGTGAATACAGCACAGTGGCCAGCACAGTGTATAGTCCTACACAGATCACTGATGCTATCCAAGAAGGCACAACTGGACTATTAAACACAGCAGGAGGAGCAATTGCCACCCAGTTGGCCTTGACTGCACTGCTGAAAGGACTTGACACCTACATGAATGGCAACAGCAATCTTGCCAATTCAGTGGGTAGTCAAATTTCCAGTGCCAGTAGTTCATCACGTGTGATACAAGCCAATATTGACCTGGACAATTTGCCTTTAATTCCTGAGCCTACTGTCAATGATCTAAATCTAGTAACTGCGGGTGCTACACTTGCTTGGACAGTGACAACAGCAGGATATTATTATGCAAGACTGAGTGCTAACTTTGGTATCATACCCGCCAGTTATGTTGAAAACAACTTAGGTATAAGATATATTCATTACACAGGTGGAGTATTTGGTGCAGGAGACCCAATTAGTAATGTTCCTGAAATCAGTGGAGGATACACCACTACCTGGCATATAGATTCATTTTCTGATTTAGATTGTGAAAATATATGTTATCTCAATCCAGGCACGTATCATAGTGAATTGTATTATGGATCTTCTGCCGCTAATACAGTTCAATTGACTTTTACAGTTGATAGAATTACGGCTCCTCTGATTGTAGTAGTGCGGCCGTAGTTACTAAATAACAAATCGCCCAGGCCATAGTCTGGGTGCTATCCCCAAGGAGGAGCATATGGCTAACGGAGTTTTAACATTTGACCAATACATTGGTGGTGCAGATCAACTAATCATTGAACAGGCATTTCCCAGTAC